AGCATAGTGGGTCATGGCGACTAGTCCATGAGGGAGAACATTTTCATTTTATACAAGCATTTAGTGTATTCCTTGATGGAGAGTGGAACATCCCAAACTGGGTTGCAAACACTGCAGGATATAGTGGTAATAAAGTTAAAGGTGTGGTTATTCTTGGTAATAAAAATGATCAAAATGCGGGTAATTATAGTAGACAACTAAACTTAGGTAACTTTTCATCTGACTCAATTATATACCTTAGACTACAATTAAACTCCACAATTATTCCTGCAGGAGGAAATGGTGGAAACGTAGGTAATAATGGAACCAATGGACAGAGAGGACTATATAGTAGGACTAATTTTATCCTAGACAACGCGGGTATGATAGCTGGCGGTGGTGGCGGTGGAGCAGGAGGTAACAACTCCAACTACACTTATCCAGTTGAACAACCATTTGGTTGTATGAAAGGTAATACTTGCTATCAGACTCAAAACGTTACTGAATTCGTGCCTGGCGGTGGAGGTGGCGGTGGTGCAGGATATCCATCATCAAATACTGGAAGAGGTGGAAATGGTGGATCCAATGCCTACAATGGTGCCAACGGACAACTCTATGGTGGCGGTGGCGGTGGCGGTGCTGCTCAAAATGGAACATCTAACGCAGGAGGTGCGGGAGGTAATCTAGGTGAAAATGGTCAAGATACGCCAGGTGGAGGAACACCAGGCACCTCTGGAACCGCAATAGATGGTTGGTCTTATCGAGTTGGTCAAGCGGGTAATGGAGATGGCGTCATAAAAGGTCCTAAAGTAAACTAAAACAATGCAAGACTTAAACATTCATCCCACATATGTGGTTAAAAATTATAATATAGATACTGGAGAATTTGAAGTCTGGTATAACGATGGCACTCTTGTCAATGATGAGTGGTATGGTCCTCTTAATATGGATCTTGATACCATGAGACCTGAGAGTGAGGAACCATTGCATTTTCAAATCGCATCAAGAGTTGTAAGTCAAGTTCAAAGAAAAAAATTAGAAGAATGTGATATGGAAGCTAGCAAAATTGTGTTAGCACAGATGATGGGTGTTGAACAAGAGATTGATGTAATGTCTATGGTAAAGCATCAAGAGACAATGAACCGAAGGGAGAGTCCAAGCACTGATCCTATTTGTCAATCCACTCAAATTATGAACATATACAGTGAAGATGATTTCGATGAGGAGTTTGAAGCATTAAGTGCTGCTCTAGCACAGGAGTAAAATGTATCAACTTGCCGAGACACAAGATAGTCGAATAGCACAATACTCATTCGGTAGAAGTATATCACAATGTGGTATGACAGTATTCTCATGCACTTCAGCACGTGAAGGTAAGAAAATATTTGGCAACGACCCAGATCCTACTACAGAAATTATCTTAGACTCTACTGATGATATTGTATCAGCTCACATAGCTGCAAATCCTAACGGGAAAGTAGCATCATATGAAAGTATCATACGGGAATGTGGATATACATATCAAGTTCACTATAGAACAGTATCATTTGGAAGCACATGGAAGAGTGATTCCTTAAAACCAGCTGGATACTCAATCATATATCATGATGGTGCACACACAAATTTTAGATTTCCTGGCATTAATAGACTTACATCACTAGAGAAAGATGGAGTCATAGCATGCTCTGGATTTGAAGACAAGACTGCTACAAATAGAATTATACATTATATAACAGAAACACAAGAGTTTACACCAAATGGAATTGGTAGTATACTAGTAAGTATGCACGATTGCTATTATCATTTGACAAAAATAGCACAGCATCTACCATTTACAGTTTCTGATCCAGATCCAGTTCAACTAACAGTTGATAAACCTACAGTTATTGTAGAATTTACACAAGATGAACCAGATGTATCAGCATTTACTACAGCATGGTTAAATCAAATAGAGGAAGGACTTATTGAAATTGTGAATAGATGAAGAATGAATACACTGTCACTGATCAATTAGATCATTTGACTGTTTTATATCATAGAGGTTGTCATCAAGGTTTTAAGTTTTTTGGGGATGACCCAGAAGAACATAAAGAGTATATTAAAGATGAACACTTAGAACTAGCAAAGACAACATGGGCAGATCAGGAAGCAGAGTTTCCTATTGATTTTCTCAAACGTTTTTATGCACATAGTAGATGCTTAGTGTTTACTAGTGGTGTATGGATGAGTGAAACAGCAAAATATCCACAATATCTTAGGTATAGACCAGGTGCTAACCTAAGTTTTCGTGTGTCTGGACTTACTAGATTTACATCATTGACCGAAGGTGGTGGTGCTCTCTGTGTTGGTATCGACCCTGATGCCAAGAAGATGCCATGCTTACGACGTTTTGTGCATGTCATAGACACTAACACAGTATTTCAACCGCAGTATGCTAACTCATATATTATACCAACAGAAAATTGTGTATATGGTGGTAAAGAAATACGTGAGGGTAGTATTGCTAGGTCACATTATGACCCACATAGTGTTATACTAGAGAAGAAGGGATATATTATAGAATATACTGAAGAACCCTTTACAATGGAAGAAGCTGTGCTAAACTATTGTGGACAGTGGATCACAAAACACATTGAGGTATTTAATAGATGACAATGTTCATTGAAGATGGTAATAAACCAGTGTGGCAAAACCATCAACATTATCCATGGAACGAATATAAACATCTACAACGTGATAAATTTGAAGAGTTACTCAATCTCATGATGGAAGCATATCCAGAACATGACCTCACAGAGTGGTTGAAACGTGGATTTGCAATGAATGAGGGAGACAGCACTATATCATTCAGTAGTCTAGAAGGATATAAGATGCTACAATGGGGTATTAATCATTTTGATTTAGAAGATGCAGAGTCATATAATATAATGTGGGGAGAGGAAGAAGAAATAGATTGGGATGATGACGATTGGTAAAAAATGTGTTATAATTATACTATAAAGACCTGACTAATGCCAGTATACAGAGACTACGAGATTCGCATGAATCTTAATGAACTTATAGAGAAAAGAGTTCCTTGTTGTGATCTATTACACCCTGACCACTGTTTCACAGAGTCACAGGTAACACAGATTGCACATGATATCAATATGGATCTAGATTTACATCCTATCTACAAACAGATTGATGAGCATATTCTACGATATGTAAAAGCAGCAAACATACAAAACGAAGACCACTGGGTCGAAGATAGATTAAAACATCCTCATGATTAGTGTAAAAACTGTAAATAATGTAGTAGATGCATTTCCTGTCGGGATATTAGCACAGACAGAAGTGCTGACACCAGAGGAGAATGATTTACTTATTGCTAAAGTATATAAATTACGTGACACATTTGGTGCAGGGAATACAACTGATTGGTTGAGTGGTAAATCATCCCCTGACAATTGCTACAGACAATCAAATATAGCAGAATATCTGGAATTTAAACCACTAGTTGAACGTATCACACAGTGTGTTCATGATTTAGCAAGATCATATGGTAGTGATGATCCATATGAATGCACAGAAGGATGGTATAACATATACAAGAGCAACAGATACCAAGAGTATCATGTTCATCCTAATAGTATATTCTCAGCAGTATATTTCATGAAGTCTGGAGCAGACTCACAAGGACTACACATTAAAAGACCTGATTATGGCGGTATGATACCACCAAAAAATAAAACAAGAGAAACAGAATATAATCAAGAGGTTATCATAGCACCACCACAAGAACGAACAGTAATTATATTCAGATCATATCTAGAACATTGTGTGCCACCGTCCAGTTTAAAAACTGACCGTGTTACTGTTGCAATGAACTTTGCATAGTGTATAATGGTAGTATAAACAAACTACATTATCAAATGGAAGTCCAAGCACACGGTAACAAATACGAAGACATCAAGATACGTGAACTAACAGGTTTAGGTAAGAAAGAGTATGACAAATTAAAGAAGAACGGTTACACCTCTGTTTTTGACATATCAAAGGGATTACATTCTGATGTAGATATAAGCATCAAAACTACAGGATCTAACTCAGTTAACTCTGGTGATATTAGAAGAATGAGATCACACTCTGAGTATGATATAATTGTTGCACAATATGATCAAGTGACACCAACAAAGAAAGTATTTCATACAGAGTATAGATTTCATATCAAACCTGAGCATGAAGAACTATTATGGGGAACTATGAATTATGATTTACTCAATGAATTTAATGAGTATATTAGAGGATATAATGGAAGAGAAGATCGTGATGCAAGAAAGCAAGAGAGACAAGAGTATCAGAAGCAAATACAAGACAAGAATGCACTTATGAAGATCAATCCTAAACCTAGTCAACGCAGAACACAATGCACAGTGCACATTGACAAACTAATAGCATCTGGTGTAGAATATAGTGCAAGACCTATTAGAATTACAATAGATTCAAAACCAAGAACGTTCAATAAATGAGAGCATTTTGTCCACCTAAAAACACTCCAGACAAAGACATAGTTATGACTCCTGAGTATCTTGCTAAGGATATCATACAACATTATAAACCAGAAGGACTAATTCTCGATCCATGTAGAGGAACAGGAGCATTTTATGATAACTATGATGCCTTGTATCCACACACAAAAGATTGGTGTGAACTAGCAGAAGGTAGAGATTTCTTGCAGTATCATCGTAAGGTAGATTGGATCGTAACTAATCCACCATGGTCTATGATGCAACAGTTCTTATGGCATGGTATGGAGATAGCAGACAATATAGTATATCTGACTACTATCAATCACTATACTACAAAACGTAGAATACGTGAGATGAAACAGCATCACTTTGGCATCAAAGAGATCTATTGTGTAGATACACCAAAGAAACCATGGCCTCAGTTAGGTTTCCAACTAGCCGCAGTGCATACACA